TGAAAAAAATAAACAATTAAGGAAGCTTAAAACAAAAATGATTGTTGGTGGAATAGGTGGTGCAGTAGTTATTGTAGCATTAGTTGTATCGATAGTTGCAGCTAATTAAAAAAGAGCAAAAAATGGCTTTTTTTACTTAATATATAAAACTATAAAAAAATAATTTTTAGAATGAAACACGTTAGAACATTTGAAAAATATCGTTTGGCTAAACATAAAGACGATTCAGTTACACCAGAGGTAACTCCGGTAGAAGAATCAGTATTACAAGTAGATGACATGTATAAAGTTAAAACTATGATTGATGTACCTCAATCACTTATTAATGGGTATGTTAAGAAAGTAAAAGATACAACTGGTAAAAATATACGTCAATTCTTTGGTGATGTAGATTTAGCAGAGGAATTGGTAAAATATGTTATGACAAACTTTCTTGATATTGAAAAAATTCCAGGTGATGCAATATTAGGTGGACAAACTCAGGCTCAAGCACAAGGTGCTGGTCAAGTTCAAGTTCAGACTGATGGTGGACAAGCACAGGCTCAAGCTCCAGCACAAATGCAACCACAAGCACAAATGCAAGCACCTGCTCAAGCACAGGCTCCAGTACAAGGTGAAATGGATGGATTTGAAGATCCACAGATACAGATGCAAGGTCAAGGTCAACCACAAGCACAAATGCAAGGTCAACCACAAGCACAAGGTCAAGATCAAATACAAGGTCAGGACGAGGACGAGGATGAAGATACAGATGAATTACCACTATAATAAAAAAACCCATCATATGATGGGTTTTTTATTTTAAAATATTATCAATAAATAATGTTCTTCGCAATACCATTAATTCATGACGAAGCTCTTTATCAATATCATTTAGTTTATGTAGATGTCGATTTATAACATTCAATGTCAGAATTTTTCGATTATGTACAAACCAATCATAACTAATATACTTTGACATTCTCTTAACATCCTCAATTTTGAAATAATCATCTTCAATATAATAGTATTTTTCTTCAAAAGTTACTATTATATTAGTTACACTACCTGAGTTTATTTGAGATATTTCTACAACATCATTCATTATTTACTATTATAATTATCAAGAAATCTTCTTTCAGCATCCGTTAAATTATCGATACCAACAGAACTAATTCTATCTAATATAGTATCAATGCTAAACTTTGCCTGATTATCCTTAATGATTTTAGCAACATCAGATACTTCAGATTGTGGTCCATAAATATTCTTTTTTAAATCATCTATTTTAACATTGAATTTTTTCTCAAAGTCTGCTTTATTATATATAATACCCATAACATTAACAATATCATTAATTTCTTTATCATAAAAGGTATCAATAGAATTCATTATAGATTCAATAATTTTTCTATCAACCATATCTGATGTATAAATACATTTTTCTTCCACAAAAATAGCAATATCACGTTTATCAATAATATACATAATATTAACCACACCAAAAATATTCAACTTTGTATTGATAGTAACATTATTATTAATTCTATTATTAAATGTCGAGCGACCTGTATTAATATTATCCAACACTTGTTGAAATATCGCATTAACTTCATCATGTAACTTCTTCAAGGCTTTTTTAGTAGAATAATTTATAATAATTCGTGTTAAAAACATACCAAATATTGCACCCAAAGAAACTAGTAAAATATCATATACCATAAAATTCTCTTCTTATTTTAATTAAAAGGTCATTAACAAACGAAAGCTCCACATTATCAGGCAAATTAGAATTTGCAAACAATTCATCAACAACTTTTATCTCAGATTCTACATTATCAATTAGTGTTTGTAAATCAACTTCACCACGTCTAACCGCAATCAAATCTTTAGCATCATCACGTCTAACAATAATACCTTTACCCTCTGCGATTTCTCGTGCCATTCTAACCAATCGAACACAGTGCATCATGTTTTTACCATCAATCTTTTGGTCATGTGACTTAACATCAATCCATCTTTGTAGATTTCTCTTTTCCAACCATTGCTCATATTCTCTAAAATCTTTACAGTGTTCAGAATATCCATCTTTATTATAAGATATTGTACAAATGTGAGCTTCTCCTTTTGGAACGGAAGAAAGCCTTAATTGGTTGGAAATACCCAAATTATCAGATTCACCAACCTTAATCAAACCTTTATATCCAAATCCCAATGCCTCGCCAGCATCTTCTAATACTTTTTTTCTACGCTCTCGTAATTTTCCAGGAATACTTTCATCGAAACAACCCTTTGCTACACTATCATAATATAAAGTATATAGTCCGTGCGCATAAGGAACATTTACAGCACCAATGAATTTTTCATCATATCTTTTGTCGTTCCAAATTTTCCAAGGAATAGACTTACCATCTTCAATAACGTAACAGAAATCCAAAAGGTCTTTACGAGTTACTTTGTCTTTCTCCCAATTTTGTTTTTTATTCTGACCTTTTGCTTTATTAATCTGAGTCTTAGCATAACCACCAAAACTGGCAGAACAAATCTTAGTGATAAATTTGTCACTATGTTCCAAAACTAAATCAAATAATGGGTCTTTGTAAACAATACAATCTTCTGGAGTATTTAATAACTCCAAAACAGTTGGATTATTCTTACCAAGTAGTTCAAGAAAACGTCTAAGCTCATAAATAACAATATCATTCTTATCATCATTTATTTGCTCAACGTAACCACTTCCTAAAATATCATCTAAACTTTGAATAAACACACCAGAATAATCCATATCTGATGTCTCAATATTAGTACCATATGCATGAGACCCTCTTAGTACTAAGAATAATGGCTTAGCACCAGGGGATTTAGACTCAATCATATTAAATAATTCTTGTTTCATATTATTTTTATACAAATATAATGAAATATGTTTATTATTTAAACTTCTTTTTCAATTCATTTAAATCTTCAAGATACATATCTCTCGGATCAATCAATTCATAAGCTTTTATATCTTCTTTCTTTTTAACAAAATCTTCTTTCATCTTTTCAAATAGCTCTTTGGTTAAAGAGTAAATAGGCATTCTTAATAAGTAGTCATAAGAATCATCTATCATTTCTAATTTTGCTTGAATAATTTGTTCAACAATCTCTTGTTTAGCAACATTATTGATCTTTAACTTTTCATCTAAAATAAGCTTGATAAATCTACCTCTGTTACTTAACATCTTCAACTCTCTATTCATTCTATCAAGTTCAACAGACTTTCTAATGCTATAATATCCTAATCTAAATTGAACAAAATATGCAATTACTTCCTCAGATGATTCAAATATTTTTAGTTTACCATGTTCATCAAGTGTAATAAACATCTCAGTAGATGCTTCCTCTAATTTAAACATTTTAATTAAACCATTTTCATCTAATTTATCTAAAATACTTCGTTGAAACTTTATAACATAATCAACATTATCTTTACAATTATCATCATAAGATACTATTTCTTTGTTTTCAATTAATTTATCTAGTAATAGCTCATATTTTTCATAAGTCATTGATGGTGGTAACTCAGTTATTCTAACAGTTGAAGTATTAGCCTTAACTGCTTTACCTTTCATTATCCATCTTTTAGAGTTTTCAATATCTTGTATAAACTCACCATTAAACTCATTTAGATAAGGTTTAATGATTGGTATCTTCTTACCCTCAAGTGTTCTAATGCAAGCATCAATTACGCTCTTAATGTCTCTATTTAAAACATTAGAAGCAAATCCTACCGCAATACCAGAAGAACCATTTAATAATACGGTTGGAACGATTGGTAGAAAGAACTTAGGCTCTATCTGTTCACCTTCTTCTTCTTTAAATTGTAATAGTGCGAAGTCTTTATATAAGTATCTAAAGTTTTCATTTAATCGTGTACCAATATAACGAGGAGCGCCTGGTTGCGGAGATCTCAAAGATCCATATTGACCATCTTCTTCCAATAATGGAATACTATTTTTAAATTTTTGCGCCATTGTAATAATAGCACTTTCTAAAGATGCATTACCGTGATGGTAGAATGCATCACTAGCCACTTTACCAGCTAATTGAAAAACTTTCAATGCTTTTTCATTACCGGTTTTCCAAATTTGACTGGAAATGTGAATTATCTTTCTTTGCACTGGCTTGAAACCATCTATGACCGATGGAATAGCTCTACCTTCTATCGAATACATTGCGAATTCTTTATATTCATTAGATAGGAAATCCGAAATTGATTTTTCTGTTATCATAGAGATATATATTGTAAAATAATTTATTGTTTTTGTATATAATGCTATACTTTCCTTAAACGAAGCTATGAGATTTGAATATATATAGTATGATAATAAATGAATATATAACAATAACTGTAAATCCAAACTCTAGAAAGTATTATAACACTATAGGTTATGAATGCGTAAATTACCAATCTCTTGAAATAAAAACTTCAGATTTACCGAAAGGCTCAAATATTTATATTGAAATTAAGTGTGATAAATGTGAAATGGAAATAAGTACAAAATTTAACAAGTATTATAAGTCAACTAACTCACTATTAGATTATTATTTATGTAAGAAATGTAACCATATAAAGTCTAAGAAAACAAAGTTAGAAAAATATGGTGATGAAAATTATAAAAATATAGAAAAGACAAAAAAGACAAAGTTAGAAAAATATGGTGATGAAAATTATAACAACAGTAATAAGGCAAAGAAGACAAACATAGAGAGATATGGAGTAGAAAATGTTTCTAAATCTAATATTATAAAAGAAAAAAGAAAAAAAACATTCTTAGAAAAATATGGAGTTGAAAATCCATTTCAAGATGATGATATAAAAAAAAATATAAAAAAAACGTGTTTAGATAAGTATGGTAGTGAATACTATTTATCTTCACAACATGCTAAAGAAAAATATGAAGAATTTTGTCAAAATCTGGGAGTTACACACTATTCAAAAAGTAAAGAATTTAAAAATAAATTTGAAAATACTTGTTTCAAAAAATGGGGAGTTAAAACCAATCTTTTAGATTTCGAAAATATAGAGAAGGTTAAAACAACTAATATATTAAAATATGGGTTTGATAATGCTATGAGAAATTCTAATATATCTTTAATAAATACAAAGTCTTTAATAGCTAACCGAGCTGATTTTTTCAAAAAACTAGGATATGAATATATTGACTATGATTATGAAAAATATTTATATAGCCTCAAAAGTAATAAATGTTCACATATATTTAATATAAACTATGATTTATTTAGGAGTCGTGTAAAATATAATAACAATTGTTGTCTTATTTGCTATCCAAAAGATGAATTATCATCTATAAAAGAAAAAGAAGTTGTTAATTGGTTACTTAGTTTAAACATTAGAGTTGTAGAGAATGATAGAACACTTATTAAAAAGGAAATAGATATATATCTACCGGATTTTAAAATTGGTATAGAATTTAATGGATTATATTATCACTGTGATAAATTTAAAGAAAAGAATTACCATATAAATAAAACATTAAAATGTCAAGAAATCGGGGTTCAGCTAATACATATATGGGAGGATGATTGGGTGTTTAAAAAAGACATCATAAAATCTATCATATTAAATAGATTAAATAAAATAGAAAATAGAATATTTGCACGCAAATGTGAAGTAAGAAATGTTTCTAGCCAAGAATCAAAAGTATTTCTAAACAATAATCACATACAAGGAACTACAACATCATCTATAAAATTAGGCTTATTTTATAAAAATGAGTTAGTAAGCTTGATGACTTTAGGTAATAGAAATATAAATGCATCAAATACTTTTGAGTTAATTAGATTTTGTAATAAAATAAATACCAACGTTATTGGTGGTGCTAATAAGATATTTCAATTCTTTAAGAAAAATTATAACTATAATAAAATTATATCATATTCAGATATATCATTATTCACTGGGAATCTATATGAATCACTAGGATTTAATAATGATGGGAAAACATCTTTAAATTATTATTGGACTGATTTAAATAAAAAATATCACAGATTTAATTTCAATAAGAAAAAATTAATAAAAATGGGATATGATAAAAATTTAACAGAAGAACAAATAATGAAGAATATTGGATACTATAAAATATGGTCTTGTGGTCAAATACGATGGGTTATAGAGAACTAATTTCTATTATATAGTTTAATATATAGTAAAAACACTATTTCTTTATGAAGATACAATCATATAAAAGCTTTACTATACTAAATGAAGAGAAAAGTATTGGTAGTGAAAATATTCGTACATAGCTTGTTCAAAATATCCAGAAATTAATGGATATAATAATCCATTTGATATAAATAACGGTGATGAAAATTGGATGATAGCAAAAAAAGAGTGGGACTCTATATATAATGATGATAAACAATCAAGTATTAAGTGGAGAGAAAATTCTAAAAAAATAGAGCAAACAATGAATTTATTATCAACTGATTGTAAAAAAATTATCACATCATATTATGATAAAAATAAAAAAGTATAACGATTTTCTAATATTAGAAAAATACGATGATAATATTCGTGCTAAACTAATAGAAATGGGTGTAACAGAGGAAGATGAATTGAGAAAACAAATTAGTTTATCCAAAAGAGGTAATCTTGCCAAATATTTAGAACAAAATGGTAAAGAATTTACATTCGGATTACTAAGAGCAATATTCAAAGATGCTAAAGAAGCTAAATTTAAAACAGAACTGAAAATGGCAGGTGTTAAATTAATACCAAGATTAGTTCCATTAGCATTAGCTCCATTCTTTCCAATATTAGCTATCGTAGGTATGATATTTGGTACCTCACGTGCGTTTAACAAGCTTTTAGATCCGGTGTTCAATAATTTAAATAAGAATACAAAGTATTCAGATTTTTTAAAATCTGTTATCAGCACTTATATGAAAATTCCAGAAGGTGAAATAAAAGTTAAAGATAGATTTTCAAGAGCTTTCGTTGTATCAGATAGATTTATTGATGCAATAAAACCAGAAGTAATTGATGCATTCATGCACAAACTTACAGATGAAATGGAACTAAAAAGAGAGGATGAAAAAGTTCCGGACCATTACATTGAAAATGCACTTAAAATCTATGTAAATGATACATTTGATGTAATGCCTGAAATACCACTTAAATAATATGGAAGTTCTAAAGAAATTAGGAATTGAAAAATCAAAAGTTTTAGATAAAAATTTTGATGAAATTTATGAAAAGTATAGCAATAAAGCTAAGGAATCAGGGTTCTATGGGGATTTAAAATTCATTAAAGAACACGGTAAAGTCTTAATATATGTCACCGTTTAATTCTTTCGACTTTATTAAAAAGTAAATTCCACTTAGGAATATAAAGAAAGAACTAAATATCAAATATGGATTATTATCAAATATCTTAATGTCTATTAAGACACCAATTGATAAAGATATGACCATTAGTAATATACCAGTTATTTTCATATTATTATATATTAAAAAAGTCCCTTTCGGGACTTTTTTAATTAAATTCATTCTCTAAGACAGTAATTACCTCACGAACAGTTTCTTCTTCTAAGTCAGTTCTATTAACTAATTCACTGAAACTAAGTTTCAATACACTTCTCGCAGTATCTAAACCAATTTTCTTAAATTCATCAATTACCCAACCATCAATTTCATCTGAGAAATCATCAAGCATTACATCCTCAACCTGAGTTGCATCATCACTATAAATATCAATTTTATATCCTATCAATTTACTTGCTAGTTTGATATTCAAACCACCTTTACCAATAGCTAATGAAACTTGATCAGATGGTAGTGTTATCTCCACAGATTTCTTAGTTTCATCAAAAACAATAGATGTGTACTTAGTTTGATTTAAAGCTCTCGCTACATAAAGTGTCTTATTAGTAGTATAGTTTACTACATCAATATTTTCACCTTTTATTTCTCGTATAATAGATTGAATTCGACTTCCTTTTACACCAACACACAACACAACAGGATCAACTCTATCATCATATGATTCAACAGCTACTTTAGACTTATTACCAGGATCACGCGCAACAGATTTAACTGTTATTAATCCATCAAAAACTTCAGGTATCTCAGCTTCAAATAACTTTTCGACAAAAGTGCTCGAGGTTCTTGATAATAACATTCTTAATGTATTATTTACCAATTCTACTTTAGATATTATAGCACGTATAGTATCACCCTTTCTAAAGAAGTCTTTAAAAAGCTGTTCACTTTTTGGTAAAATAAATTCGTTACCATCATCATCTAAGGCAATAACTTCTTTTCTCAGAACTTGATAAACTTCAACATTAATCAATTCGCCTTCACGATCTTTATATTGCTGATAAAGTTTATCTTTACCTAAATCAATTATTTTAGATTTTAAAATTTGCTTAATAGAGGAGATTGCTCTTCTACCAAAGTCTTCAATTTTAACTTCATCAGATAATTCCTCACCAATTTCAAAATCTGGCTGAATTTTAATAGCATCACTTAGTTTAATATGAATAGTTTCATCAAACTCATCAAAGTTATCTTCGACGATTTCACGGTTTCTCCATATTTCTAAATCTCCTTTATTTGGGTTAATGATTATGTCAAAATTATCAGATGTACCATATCTCTTAGAGATAATAGTTTTAAATACATCATGCATAACTGCTTCCATTGTAGATTTGTCTATATTCTTAATATCTTTAAGCTCTGAAAAAGACTCTACTAAATTAATATTATCCATAGTTTTAATTATTTTTTAAAATAAAAAAAGATGTTAAATAACATCTTTTCACATTCATTTGGAATTATATTGCTAAAAACAAATAAGTTTAATTAACTATCTCAGATAATTTATGATTACGGTAGCTTTGTAAATCAATCTCTGTCTCAACTGCCTCAAAGAAGTTAAGACTCACCATTTTCAAATATTTATCACACTCTTCATCATTGGCTTCTGGATGCAACATATATTCAGTATTCTGCCAAGAATATTGTGTTTTTATAGCACCATACTTTTCAACCAATGATTTATTAAAATTCAGATAAGTATCTAAATCAACACTAAGAACATCTTCCATATCATAGGCATAATCATGAATTGAAAGTGATTTAAATTCACTCAAATTTGCTTCACGAACTTTACTTTTTACTTCATCCTTACCAAAAAGAATTAATTGTGGTGTGCTACCATCAACTTCATTATAAATATTATCATCATATTCATATCCTTTTTTTACTAAAACGTATGCTTTCATTATTTTAAAATTTTATTAAGTTTATAATCTCTTGTTGCCTCAAGTCTAAGGCTTTCTATTGTTTGACTTTCATTATTAATAACATCACGAACTCTATAAATAGAATCCAATTTTTCCATATACTCTCTAACATTCATACCAGTATAAGTATCTTCTTCTTTATACATTTGATAAACATTATCAAATACTGATACATCAGATGGTGTCTTATCACTAATAAGTATCACTGGTATGTCAGTAATATCTCTTATATCTAAGAGAATATTCTTAAAATCATATACACAATCAATAGCAATAAGTTCTAATCTAAAAAGATTATCTTTTAATTTATCTAACAGTTCACTATTAGTATAAAAATGTACAGTTCTGCAATTAAGCGAAATATCTGTTTTTTTAAAATGTATAAAATTTATATGATTAAGTTCAAAAAAATCAAAAATTTTTGACATTGGATATGTTGCACCATTATCAATTATAAAAAGATTATTTGAACCAATTGTTACCATTAGAAGTGATTTTTATCTGTTATCTCAAGATAAGACATATATATGAATAATAGAGAAAAGATTGCCATAATGTACATAGAATTTAATACACAAAATGCTAAAAGTGCAACACTTGTAACCATAGATAGTATACCATTCCAAAATTTACCTTTACGATTAGCTCTTGGTTGACCAATAGCATCAAAAAAAAGACAAAGCAATGCTTTTGACATTCTACCACCGTCCAATGGATATATTGGCAAAATATTAAAAATAAATAAAATCCAATTTATTTTATTCAAATCCATAACAAATTTTAAATCTGGAAATTGTGTTAGTATAAGAGTACCAATACCTAACATAATAAGATTACTCAATGGGCCAGCACCAACTATCATTAAACTATCTTTGTGTCGATATTGATATGCGGTATCAACTTGTGCAGCACCATAAAACAAATCAAGATAGACTGCGCTAACAAAATAGTTTAGTTTTCTAGCAACAAAAGTGTGTGCTAATTCGTGTACCATCACGGCAAAAAATATTGCAATGAAGAAGCTGATGTCAAAACCAACGAATAAAAGTAATGCGAAGAACCAATATTTAAGGTATACTGGTGTACCCATAAAATCAAATAGCTTAAAAGCGTTTTTCATATTGTAGAATTTTTACAAAAATACAAACTTTTAATGAATTTACAAATATCAATTTAAATAATAATAAATTAAATTATGAGATACGGAGAAGAATTTAAAAAATTCGCAACAAAACAACACGGAGTTAATGCAATGTATTACGATAAAATTGTAAACTCAATGACACCTCAAGCGAGTATGACTCCATATATTATCGAGGAAAGACAACTAAATGTTTCACAATTAGATGTTTTTTCAAGATTAATGATGGATAGAATCATTTTTATGGGAACAGATGTTAATTCACACATGGCTAACATCATTCAAGCTCAATTGCTTTTCCTTGAAAATTTAGATCCTAAGAAGGATATTCAAATTTATATCAATTCACCAGGTGGCTCTGTTTATGCGGGTTTAGGTATCTATGATACTATGCAATACATTAGACCAGATGTTGCAACAATTTGTACCGGAATGGCGGCATCAATGGGTGCAGTATTACTTTGCGGTGGTGCGCATGGTAAAAGGTCTGCACTACCACACTCAAGAGTAATGATTCACCAACCAAGTGGAGGTGCGCAAGGTGTAGCAACCGATATGGAAATCAACCTTCGTGAAATGTTAAAGTTGAAAGAAGAATTATACAAAATCATATCAACACATTCAGGTAAAACTTATGAGGAGGTTTATAAAGATTCTGAAAGAGATTACTGGATGAATGCAACTGAGGCTAAAGCATATGGTATGGTTGATGAAGTTTTATCAAGATAATGGATAATCCATCAAAAGATGATATTTATAAGGGCCACTTAATATCCAAAAAATTTCAATACGAAAATATGGATATTAAGTGGCTAACTTATACACACCACTGGTATGAAGGATCAAGCCCTTTTTTAATATTCGAATCAGATGATATATTATACTATGGCGTGGGAGATTATCAGTTTAAAGCATTTGAAACCTATACTGATTGGGATGCTAAAACACTACCTAATCATTTTTTTGATTATTGGCAATTAACAAGATGTGAAGATTGGGAATATCTTTTAACTAAAACAGATTTTACCTACTATGAATTTGATTATATAGAAACTATGAAATCAGATTTAGATGAATTTTGTCAATTTGAATTAGATATTATTGAAGATTGGCATAAAAGACATAAAAGAAATACAAGGTTAGATATACTAACAAAAAAAGACTCTTAAATAGAGTCTTTTTTTATTAATTACATTCAGGACAGCTTCTCATACCGGAATAGCAGTAGTCACAACCAGTTGAACCCTCACCATCACAATCAGTACATTCAGTATCATTTCCTTCTGAATCTGTGACAGTTCCATCACCACCACAAGTTTCACATTCTACTCTACCATCTTCACAATTTCTACATTCAATTTCACCATCACCACCACAAGTTTCACATTCTTCATAGAAGTCACCTTCTGTGGATTCTAATTCATAAACATTACCTGGACCAACAGACTTTCTATCATTTGATATTAAGCCAGAAGATGGAGAATAATATTTCAAAGTATCTAAATAAGGGAAGTGTCTTAGATTTCTTTCAATTTGACAAATCATGGTAGTCACAATTTCACTTCCATCAGGAGCTATTAAATTACCAGAATTATCACTACCATTATATTTTTTGCTATACCAACCATTTTCTTTAGCATATTGCCTGAAAAGTTCAATATCTGAATCATACATAGTATAAATTCTATCCATAAATAATTTCCCATCATTTAATTTCCATAATAATGCACGTCCAACAATTTTTTCATTATCATCAACCGATTTATAAATAATTAGAGATACATTATCTGATGTCACATAAGGCTGAAAGTAATTATCAGGAACATTAGACATACAAGAATTTCCAATTGAACCTTCTATACTATAATAATTCCTATTTGAGTACCAAAATGCAATATCATCTCCTTGAACTTCTTCAAATAAAGAAAATTTATCATTCATCTTATCTATCTGCATCTTGTAAAGATTTACAAAAATTTCAATTTCTCTTGCGCTATGCTTAGTCTCAACACCATTTCTATTTGCTATACCAATTAGCGCATTCATAGAACGTCCAACTTTTATATCTTGACGATTTGATTTCCAAACCATCTTTTCTCGTTCATCAACAACTCTTAATTTATCTTTGTTATAAACACCTTCACCTTCAATAAATTTAACATAACACCAAATTTTACCACTAGTTTTAGAAGTTAACTCAGTAATAATTTCACCAACATCATTACCATTTGGTACATAAACTTGTGCACCTGGTACATATCCTAGCTTTTCAAATATAGAATCATTCGCTTCAGTATGCTTTAACCAACCACCATTATGTCCGGTAAATCTTACTAATTGTTTAGGATCATTTAAAATTTCTTGTGCTTTTCTATCAGGTGTAAAAAACAAATAATCATTTCTATCAATATCAATATCAAAATAGTTTGCACTAACAGGTAAATCTTTATCTTCTATTGAAAGAAGTGTTTGTGCAACAGGGCTATCTATTCTTGATAATATCTTTTTAAAATTTGTAGAAAAGACGACATTAGACTCTAACAATAGAGTATCTATTGACTCGTCAATCTTCTCTTCAATAAAATCAGAGTATTTTTTTAATAACATTCTATGAATAATATATTTTAAGTATATATTATTTAAAATAAGTCAAAAATAAAAAAAGCTATCAATTAGATGAATCATATATACTTTTAATTTTTCTCTTTCTATTTTGCTTTATAACAAAAGCAGGATCCATTGTTCGCATCACCGAAGGATATAGCGAAACATGATCCATTGCGAATATATCATATTTAGGATATTTCTTTGACTCTTCAATCATAAGTCTTATTTCTTCCAATGATATACTCGTTATCATACTTTAGGACTAACTTTTCTAAAATCAGAATTTACTTTATTATGCAATAATTTAAATTCTGTCTCAATTTCACTCCAAGACCATTCTTTATTACGCATATAATGTGGTAAATCACTAAATGTAAGTTTATTCCATACAAAATTAGCACATTCAAAATCACTTATTTTACCATCAGTTGCTACTTGTGAAGCAAACATTGGTATTCTAATTGAATGAAATAAAGATTTTACACCAGTGTAATACTCACCAACTTCTAATTTCTTTTTAGCTTTAACCCAAGAGTTTGAACTAACGTGTGAGCTTGCATGACGCAATTTAGCAAGATTCAATTTAAAATTGAATTTTTTATCTTCTTTTAATATTGCCCAGTTTGGTGCAAATATACACTCTAAGTTATTAGGTCTATGCCAATCAAGATCTGACTGAAATTTATCAGGTGTATAAACGTGAATGTTATATAATCCATTTCTTATCTCAGTAGATTCAACTGAATTGTTAGCTACCATAATAACGTCCCAATCCGAATCTTTATTATATGTACCATATACACGTGAACCAAATATGTAAATGTTAAATACACGACTTGGGTGCAGCTTAGCTGCTCTAATTATATCTTCTATTTTAGGTATCATTTTAATAATCTGTTTAATTTTACTTCTCTTTTAATTATGCGTGTGTCTTTTGGAATTTCTTCAGCAACTACAATAACTGATGGCACACTATATCCAATTCCATCAATTTCTATACTTTCATAAATAACTTTTATATCATTAAATGTGTATCGGAGACCATGTGTTATACGCCCAATTTTATGCTTAAATCCCAATCTTTCAATACAATCTTCCATCGAACGTCTAATTAGGTGATAACAAGGCTCCCCATCAATATCTTTTTTGTAGCGCAAAGAACATTTAAATGTATCAATAGGTAAATCATATTTATCAACACCCATATAAATTGGCACTTCTAAATCTATTTGATTTTTATTTTTTGATAATACTGTTACATTCATAGTTATATTAGCAAGCTAAACATAAAGTCCATTCACTGCCATTTATTATTTTATTAATCTTCTCTTCTCTTCTATATGTTTTCATAATTAAAAACACTTTTGTATAATAGTTTAATAGCTTTTGTCGTCTTTCTTTACAACGCCATTTAATTTTACTATCTTCAAATTTACCAAGTTCATCAATTATATCATCAATGTCCATTAAATATCTTCCACCCGATTCTCGTTTTAAATAAATTGAACGAGAATTTGGGTCACTATGAAATACAGAAACATCTTCACATAACATATGTTTACCTTCTTTTTCAAAAGGATATTCTAGATCACTAATTAAAATATTGAGTGTAGTGTTATGAAAATTGATTAAATGCATAGATGCAAAAGTAGTAAAAAAAATTGAATTGCTTAGAGGTACTACTCAATAATTTATATATATTATAAATTTTCTAAAAATGAATTGTAAATATTGTAATAAAGAATGTAAAAATAAAAATTCATTAGCGCAACATGAAATTAGATGTAATTCTAATATTAGTAAAATTATAGTAAAATCAAATTTTAAAGAATATAATGAAAAAGTGAAAACTGGTGAAATAGTTAAAGAATATACAAACCAGTTTATTAAAGCCGATAAATTAGGAATAGAAAGACCTATTGTTAGTAAAGAAACTAGGGAAAAAATATCAAAAGTTTCAAAAGAACAAGTTTGGACAATAGAAAGAAAAGAACAACACTCTAAAATAATGATAAATACAGCAATTAAATATGCTGATAGTTACTCTTGTAATAATGTATGTGGTAGAACTAAATTATTTGATATTGTAGATTCATTTGGAATAAATACTAAAGTAAATGGTGGTTGGGAAAGAACTTTATGCGAATACTTAAATAATTATAATATAAAATGGACAAATATTATTACTGAGAAATTTTTATATGAGTGGAATAATAAAAAAAGAAGATACTATCCAGATTTCTATTTAATTGACTATGACTGCTATATAGAAGTTAAAGGATATGAAAGGGATAGAGATTTAGCAAAATGGAATTCATTTCCAAAAAAGCTATTAATAATAAAAGCAAATGAA